GCAAGCGTCCTTCGACAGTGAAGTGTTGATGTTGCGCACCATGCGCCACGCGCTGCCATCCCAGATAGGGTGTGTCTGGCAAAACTCAACACGTTCAAAATCAAAAACCGGCGGCTCCACTTTCATCTCTATACCAAGAGCAGAGAAGAACGGAACAATAGAGTCAACAACAACCTGCAAATAGTTGCGAGTTATAAAAATCACGCAATCATCTCCGTTGTTGATCAACTGCCAATCGGTTTTAGGAACGGATGTGAGCATGCTGTATACACATGCACACATTATGGCACAATTGCCTAAAGCGGTATTCATGTCACCGCTACACCTACCACCATTAGTAGTATAAGATAAAGTACACTCCTCTGTATCTTGTCCTGGTGGTATTCTGGCACGAATTTTGTTGTGTAACTGCATCTGAAGCAATGCCTTTAACATTTTATCTCCTGGATAGAACATTTTGTACAAAGTATGTTCATATCGTAAAAGCTGTTCATTAACATGCTGATCAAACTTACTAGCATCGAGCCCCACAGCACAGACTGGTCCATAGTCCCCAACCATGTCCCAGGCAGTGCGTATGTGTCGCGCTTGAGTAAATGCGTCGTAACCCTTCATTACGACAGGGCAGCGAGATCCATTAAATACCTCAGAAATGATCTCGTATATTGGTGCTTCCAAAGGACGCAAATAAACGCCCACGGCGACGTTAAATTCGGCAGGGCGAGGTTTCACTAATCTAGGTACTGCTAGTTTTAGATCAACAACCCCATTGAACTCAAGCTGCCGCTCAGACTTGAGCTCATTCTTTTCCATTTTCAAGAACATGGAAACTAAGGCGAAATTCCGCCTTATGCCCTTGCTCAAATAGTTCTTTGCAGCTTCCACATACTTTACCAATCTGCGGCCCTTGTAGTAACGATAAGGGTATTCCTCCACGTCACAGGGCTCTGCTGAAAAGGCAAGTTTGCGAAACTTCTTTGTAAACGGTTTGAGCATATCCTTAACCGTATTCCATTCCGGTATGAAAGGCTTGCACCATGCACCGTCCTTCAAGTGATAAATGTCACGATGCATAACAGCACCGTACATCGTCTTAAAGTCCGGGATGAAAGAGACGAATTTACACGATGAGGATAACCCCTCGAGATAATATACACGCTTCGAACGCTTCGTTCCCTTTCCACGCGCACCCCTACAGTTTGACACCTTCACGTCGTTGGATGTTAAGACTGTGGAAAACTTAACACCCGGTGTGAAACACAGGGGACCCTAGCCACGTGCTACAGTGACGCGTTCGTAGCGCCAACAGTAGGGTAGATGGGTCAGGACATAGATCCAAAGTTTCTTTAAGCGAGCCGTGAAACTTGAACGGTGTAACATAGTCAACTCAATATCCAGTTGATCTTCCTCCCGCTCATTGCGTAAATTGACGGCTTCTGCCCTGAACTTGTTATCCATAAATACCAGTTCTTGAATGATATAGCTGGCACGAACAACGTCACGTTGAGACATGTTCTTATGGTCGTACAATATGTCCCTAATGCGCACTGCTGCGGC